GGCGTACTTCATCGTGTCGGTCCAGCCCAGTTCCCCGGTCTGGGACATGAGCAACGCCGCCTCACCCGGCGAGATGAGGGCGTGATAGGTGCCATCGGGGAAGGCCGGGACATCGGCCTTCTTCAGGGCCACGACGGCGGCGATCACGGACGAGGCCATGTTGGCGGTGACACCAACGACCGTGACGCCAAGGTTCGCACCCTGCACGAGCGCGACCGCATCCTTCTCCGCCGTGTCGGTCGCGTTCCACGCGATCTTCTCGGCGGCGATGCGGTACAACTCGAACGGGCTGAACTGCTCGGCGAGGTCGGTGATGGCAACGATCTTGCCCTTCTGCGCCCCGGTGAACTCCTGCACGTCCCACGCCAGACCCTCGGTCTGTGGCGGGACACCTTCGAGCAGGGTCTCAGCCGCGCCAAGGTCCGCGAACGCGGTGTAGCGCAACTGGTTCGTGCCGGGAACGGAGGTGGCCCGAATGAACGAGCCCTCCTGCAGGACGATGGCCTTGTCCCGCAGGTTGTCCATGATGTTGCGGACCACGAGGGCCGTGACGATGGACGCGAACGAGGCGTTCGGCGTGCCAGCGTAGGCCGTGCCCTCGGTGCCGAGTGCGGTGCTGGTGCCACCCGGCGGGGTAGCCAGCGATCCGGCGGCATCCTGCCCGCCGGTGTTGGCGTGCGGCGCGAGCATGAAGCCGGGGATGAACCCCTTGGCCCCACGGGCGTTGGCTGGGTGGTATTCCGCCCAGCCGTACTCACGGGCAACGAGCCCGCCGAAGAACTGCTCCACGAGGTGTTCCCTTTCGTGCGCCCTATGGACGCTTCAGGTCGCCTCGCTCCACGCTCTTGCGCAGTTCCTCTTCGATTTCCGCCTTGGTCATCTCGCCAAGCGCCTTGGGTGGCGTCATGGCTGCCCTGCGCGGAGTCGTCGGAGCGAACGTACCAGTCGATGAACCATCGTCGTACTGGGCGTTCAGCCGGGCGAGGGTGGCTTCGTCAGCCGTGCCGAAGATGCTGTTGCCAGCCTCTCCGATATTCCTCGCCAGTGCGGGGTACTTGGCCTTGCGCTGCTCGATGACGCGAGCGGCACGCTCGGCTTCGGTTGCCCTGCGCTGTTCGTCCAGTTGCTGCCTGAGGGTTTCGACTGCTGGGTCGTTGCCCTCACCCGACTGTCCACTCGACTGGGAACGAGGCTTGGTGGAGGCTTCAACCTGCCGCCGTAGTGCGTCGTTCTCGTCGCGGAGAGCCTGTTCTGCCGCCGCGTGTGCCCGGTCCTTCTGCGAGACCCGGTGTCGCCACTGAGCCTCGACTTCATCCGCCGTGAGGACTTGACCGGGCGTCCCGTTCTGGTCGGCGGGAGCCCCTTCAGCGGGGGGCTGGCCTTCAGGCGGGGAGGCTGGCGGCGTTCCTGACGGAGGAGTCTGGTTCTCTTGCACCTCGGCTTGCCCTCACAGTACATCGTGCGACCAACCACGTATAGGTGGTGGTGGCAACGGGATGAAGACTACCTGATGGGCAACAGGTTCCGAGTCTCGTCCTCTTCGCTCTGCCCACCCAGCACCGTATTGAGCAGTTCCCCGCCCATCCCCACGATGTCGTTGACAGTGCGAACGGTGCCCAGCGGGCCGACCGCGTACTGGATGGCGTCCTGTGCGCCCTTCATGTAGTCAATGCCCTCGGGTGTCCCGCCCTCGGCGATGGTCTGCTCGTTCTCCAACCCCTGCTCGGCGATCCGGCGGAGCGGCAGCGAGGCGTTGGCCGGGATGTCCTGCGGCAGGGCCGGGAAGAACATCGACAGGAACATGAAGGCGTCCTCGTTCTCTTCGAGGAACTTCTTGAACGAGGGGTCGGTCTCGCTCTGGGTGCGGATCGTATCGCCCACCTCGCGGGCCACGTTCCAGCCAAGGAACGGGGTGGTCATCCCGAAGGGCCGCAGTGCGAGGAACCGGACCATCTCGGGCAGGACTTTCCCCCACATGTAGGACGCCGGATAGAGCCCGATGTACGGGTGGTTGATGCTGCGCTCGACCATCGAGCGGTCGTGCTTGTAGAACTGGGTGGCGTGCGCTTCCTCCCACGACGAGCGCACCACCTGCCGGGCTGCCTGCCGCATGGTCTCCTGCTCGATGGAGTAGGGCACGGTCTCGACACCCGGTCGCTGGAACATCCGGCTCAACTTCGCCTGCATGACGGGCGATGCCTTGACCGGCGGCAGCCCATCAGCCGCCCGCTGCTTCTGGGTGATGGCAAGCCAGTTGCGGAAGTGCTCGACAGCGTTGGCCATCTCGGGGTCCACGACCGTGCCGTTGTCGATCCAGTCGAACACCAACTGGACGAAGTATTCCTCCTGCGCTTTACCCCACGCGCCGGGCGTGGGGTTCTGCAGGCCGGAGCGGGCGGCGTTGGCCTGATTGCGGAAGCGGGTGGCCGCGCTCTTGTTGGGGTGAGCGGCAGCGCGGGCATCCAGACGCGCAGCGTGCGCCTCGACATCGGTGGCGTATTGCTCCCACGACTTGGTCACCACGTCACGCAGCGAGTCGTCCATCCCCGCAATGCTGAAGACGTGGATCAGTTCGTGCAGCCCAGTCAGGGCGTCGGCGGCTCCGTACCCTCGGACGAGGGCAGTGCTGGCTCCGGTGGGGGTGGTGGTACCAAAGACGGAACCGCCTCGCTTGTCTTCGAGGACATCGGTGATGGGCTCTCCGCGCTTGGCTCGGGCGTAGTTCTTGGGAGCGGCTTCTTCGAGTCCCCATTCGAGTTGGGCAGTGTGCGAGGAGCGAAGACCATCGAGTTTCGACCAGTCAGCGGATGTTCCCCGTGCCGCCAGTTTGTTTTGAGTCGAGGCATTGTGGCCCTTCCAGTCGTACTCGCCGTTGCTCAACTTGTCAGGTCCGGCAACGTAGGTCTCACCGTAGTCGATGTTGACATCGACGGGCGTGCCCCGGCTCATGTCCTGCGACGCCTCACCGATGATGTCGTCCACGGCAGCCGCATCCACCGGCCCGCCCGGTCGCACCCTCGGCATCATCTTGTCGGTGTCGATCATGCTGACCTGCCACGAGCCGCCCATCTCGATGGCCGTACCGCCACGAGCACCGGGGAACCGCTGGATGAGGCCCTGAGCGAACTCTTCGGCATCGCCGCGTGCGTTGATCCCGTCGAAGGTCAGCGTCAGGCGGGGGTGGTAGTCGTCCCAGTTGCCCGCACGGGCGATATCGGCCTCCTCCGCCACCTCGTACGCCCAGACCTCGGCCTGCTGCATGGCGTAGGACATGATGTCAGCCATGTCCCGCACCCGGCGGGTGGTGCCCATCAGCGTGACGGGAACGAGCGGCTGCGGGGTGTTCGCGTCCCAGATGCCGATGCCCCTGTCATCAAGCCCATCCACGATGATCCCGAAGTCGTCGCGCAATCCCTGAATGAGGCCGACCGTGACGCCGCGCATGAACTCGTGGCGGTTGGCCCGGTTCTCGGGCTTGTTGAGCAGGTCGAGGATCGGGTTCATCCACGCGCCCTCGGCCCCAGCCGGGAAGTAAATCTCGGCGGGGATCGTGGTGAGCCCTTCGTCAAGGGCCTCGCCCATGGTGGCCGTCGGCTTGCGCCCACGAGCCTCACGCGCCTTGCCCGCCAGCAGCGCCATGTCGGCAGCCGTCCACTTCTTGTGCCCACCCAGCCCCTCGGCGTTGGCCAACTTCGCCATCTCGTTGTAGTGACCAACGAGGTAGGCGTGGTTCTCCTCGGAGCGAGCGGTGATGACCGGTCCGGTGGGGGCAACCTCGACCTTCGGTGAGGGCGTGATGCCCGCTGTCTGGTCGAGCATGTCGTCGTACCGCTGGCGGATCGTTGCCCCCACCTCCGGCGGCAGCGCGGCGACGATGGCGTCCAACTGGTCTGAAAGATCAAGCACCTGACGGCGGATGTCGGCGTCGCTGATCCCGTCGAAGATGCGAGCCGCCCACTCGTTCATGTCGGCGTTGCGCAGGGTCTTCAACTCGCTGACCTTGGGTCCCCACGCCCCGCCCTTGGGCGCACCCATGGCGCGGTAGCGCAGGGCACCGCCGTTGTCCACGCGATAGGCGATACCGTCCTTGATGAGGACGTTGTCGCCGACAAGCCCGATGACATCCCAGTTGGCAAGCAGCGCGTCGAGCGCGAAGTGTGACTGCAACTGCTTGGCGATGACCTGCCTCTCGGCGACGCTGGCCGTCTCCCAGAACTCGTTGAGCGGTGTCGCACCCTCGATCATCTGCGCCCGCTTGACGGTCTCGCCTTCGAGCATCGTGGCGTGCGGCACCGGCACCCCCGCTGCCTCATAGGCAGCGTCAGCAGCAGCCTCCTCGCGGATGTGGTCGGTGCTGGCCCCTCGCTTCTCGACGTACAGGCGACCGGTCGTTTCATCCCGCACCTGCATCGCGCCAGTCGAGCCACCCAAGGAGCGGACGGGAACCGTCTCGCCTTCAGGGATGGGCCGCTTACCGCCAGTGGGAGCAAGGCCCTGCTCGGCGAGGTCGTCCAGCGTCTCCTGCGTGAGGTAACCAGCCGCCTCGTAGGCCGCGTCGTCAGCAACGATGGGCTGGGACAGATCGGTGCGACCAATGTGGCGGCGGTTGGTGTTGCCCAGCATCACGTCGCCTGCGTCGTCAATGTGCGGCGGGACGTTCGGTGTGGTGAACGGATGCTTCAGTCCACGAAGCAGGGTCTGCACCTGCAGCAGGGCCAACTGCGCCTCACGTGAGTCCTTGGCCAGCACCATCTCCCCCGCTGGTCCGGTCCCCTGAGTCCACAGCATCTCCAATGTGGACAGGAGCATGGTCAGCGCACCGCGCCCGCCCTGCTCGGGCAGCGCAGCAGCGAGGGCACCCAGCGCACGGAGGTCGTTCGAGCCGAACACCTCCGGTGGGTCGAACCGGATGCCTGCCTCGTCGGCGCTATCGCTGGTCTGCATCAGGTACTCGACGCGGGCGCGAGTGTCCTCCCACGCATCAGCCCAACCGGGGATGCTCTCCTCATCGAGGGCTTCCTTGATGTCGGCAAGCCCCTCCTCGGGAGAGATGCGTCCGAACTTGCGCCCATCACCCACAACACGGATGCCTTCGGGCGGCTTCGCCGCCTCGGCCCGTGCGATGCGCTCCTCGACCATCTCCATGATCCCAGCGCGGACATCCTCGGGAGCCCGTGAGACCAATGCCCGGAGTTGGTCGGGATTGGTGGCAGCGAGATGATTTGCGATGGCCACGTTGCGCTGCTGGACAATGGGATCACCGGTGGCCAGTCGCCGGACGCCGGTCTGGTTGGCCTCACCCTTCGGACGCAGCGTGAGGTGGACGACGCTGTTACCCCAACTGCCCTTGCTGTCACTCCGGCGGACCACCTCGAAGTCGATACCTCGGCCCGCCAGATGCTCACCTTCGCCGCCTTCGATGAGGCTGACGTGGAAGCCAGCGGGCAACTCGAAGGTCATGGCCACGCCGCCGCCGACCCCGCCGAAGTCCTGCGCCGTGTCCAACTTGTCGCTCATCGACAGGTAGGCCGGGTCATTGAAGATTTCCCCCACCTGCTTGTCGAACTCGTCGTGGATGTAACCGTGCGCCCGGTTGTAACTGATCCCCCGATAGAGCGTCATGGGCTCACGCAGGACGCCCTTCTTGATGGTGGCGTCGAGTTCGGCGCTGAGTTCTTCGATGCGCTCAACGCTCATCGGGCCCCACTCGTCGGGGTCCCAGTCGATGCCACGCCAGTGCGAGTTGATAGGCCCGTAGATGGTGCCGGTGTAGTCGTCAATCGCCCGCCGCTCGGCGGGTGTCAGCAACTCCTTGAAGTCGAGCCCGTACACGCCCGTGGGCTCAGGCGTCCCGAAGTCGTGCGAGAAGATGTGGTCCCACCACGGCTCCTCAACGAAGCCCTCACGCAGGGTCGGTGAGGGGATCGGACCACGGTTGGCGTACTCCTGAACCGGCACCCAGCCGGTCTCGGTGTAGACCTCCAAGTCGTCGCTGAGTGTGAGGTCGTCATCGAGATTGAAGTCGTGCGAGTACGCCCGCTTCGCGTTGGCCTTCGGCTTCTTGGCGACTACGTTCACCTTGTCGGCCCTGACCCGGACGATGTGGTCGATCCCACCCCAGCCCGCGCTGTAGCGGGTGACCGCCCGGATGGGATCGGTCCCGACCTCGCTGTACTTGGTTGCCACCACGCCGGAGCCGTAGCCCTTGACCGCGTACTTCAGGTTGTCCAGCGCCTGCCGCCCGACCGGGACGTAGATGAACTCCCGGTTCTCGGAACCCTTGCGGATGTGGTTGACGACGATCTGCGTCGCATGGCTGGCGTTGGCCGGGTCATCAAGCATGCCCGCCTCTTCGTACCACTGGATGCCCCGCATCCCGACAGCCGAACTGGACGGGTCGTTCTGAAGGATGCGCTGGCCGATATCCGCCCGGATGTCAGTCAGCACCTCCGGCGGGAGCAACCCTGCGGTGACCGACCAGCGCGGGATGTCATCGAAGTGGAGTGCGATGAACTCCGCCTCGGACATGTTCTTGCCCGCAGCCGCACCCCGCACGAAGGCTGTCGCCGCTTTGATGTTCTGGTCACGCAGCCGTCGGGTGACCGGACCGGTCGCCCCCGTCAGGGTACGCAGGTACGTGTTGCGGTAGCCCTTCCAGAACGCCTCGGGCGTCTCACCGTTGGCCAGCCGCCAGATGTCGCGGGCCGTGCTCTTGGTGATACGTCCCACCCGTGGAGTCATCCCGGCGTCCTCGACCATGGCCATGTAGTCGGCCTCGGTCATCGAACGGAGGTCTTCGAGCAGGGCCTCGCCTGCCTTCAGTCCACGAGACGACCGTGTGGGCAACCCGCGCTGGATGAGAACTTCATCGAGCAGGTCTTCGACATCGCCGAATGTGAAGTCGCCCTGTCGCAGGCCGTCGGTCGTGAGGCGAACCCGACCCTGCCCCACGTTCTTGATGTTCATGAGGTCCATGACGAGCCCGATCTTCCGCCCGTCCTTGTCCTGCAGCGACAGGTTGGACGACAGCCACCGCTCCGCGATGTCGGCCCGGCTGACCGTCCCGTACTCGTACTCCAACCCACCCCAGAACCGGTTGAATGCAGTCAGCCCGCCGTCGGCGTCCCGGTGGATTTCCTGAAACGCCCGGTACAGGTTCTCGCCAATGAGTTGCCGGGCCTGCAGCCCGGCAGCCGCCATCTTCCGCTCGGCGATGGCCGGACGTGCGCCCCGAATGCGACCCCACCACGTCGTCGCGCTGAAGTGCTTGTTGGCCTCGGCGGTGATGTTGACGCGAAGCGCGTTCATCTCGGCGCTCTGTGCGAGCAACCCGTCAGGATCGTCGGACAGGAAGATGAACTGCCTGACGGCGTTGTGGGTAGCCAGCCCCTGCTGGAAGCCCGCGCTGTCCCTGCGGAGCGGCATGCCGACGCCGCGCATGGTGTTGAGGATGTACGGCTCGGTCAGTTCCATCGCCATGAACACGGGGTTCAGGGTGAAGCGCATGAGCGGGTACAACTTCTCGCTCAACTGGCCCCAGTAGTTGGCACCAGCACCGGGCGCACGAGCCTTGATCCCACCCGTGATCTTCTGCGTTCCCCCCACCAACTTGGCGTCACCCTCCATCGCCCGGAGGAAGCCAGTGACGAGTTGCCGTTCGGTGAGTTTGCCTGCGATGTTCGACCACTGACCGCCGTTGCTACGGATGTCCTTCAGGACGCCGCCGACGGCATCCATCATCTGATCGGGGGCCATGCCACGTGGGAGCAACCGGCCTCCCTGCGCCTCGAACATCAGCGCCTTGAACAGGCGATCAGCAAGGGCAGGCGGAATGGCGACGTTGCCCGCCTCGCTGCTGGCCATATCGGTGATGAACCGGCGGCGCTGGTTCCACAGGATGCGCTCGCCCCGGATGCCCCGGAACATCTGCATCTGCATCGACTGCCAGCGCGACACCCGGCTCATGGCTGCCCCGTCGGTCTGGAACTGCAGCCACGGCTTGGCGTTGCGGATGCCGCCGTCACCCTTGTGGGTGATACGCCACTGGGCTTCGAGCGGCGCGTTGGCGGGCATCCCGTTGGCGAGACCGTAGCCGAACGTGTCGCTGTCCTGCGCCCACTCTTCCAGTTCGCGGGGCAGGCCCGGCAGGAAGGAGCCGTTGGCATCACGCAGCGGGACTTCAGTAGGCAGATGGCTGCGGTTGGTGTCGAGGTAGTCGGTGATGACATCGATGAGTTCGCTGTCGGGTGTCGTCTCGCGGTTGACCCAGTTGAAGTCATCGAAGTTGTCGGTGATTGACCTCACCGCCAGCACGTCCTTGGCCTTCAGCGCAGCGTCGAGCGCAGCCACCCGCAGATTGGTCAGGGTCCGGGGCGTGACCATCGTGATGTCATGCGGGTCGATGGCCTTGTTGAGCGTGCCGATCTGTGCGGCTTGGGCGATGGCCTTGACCACGTCGGTGTGGAGGGCCTTGCCCTTGCGGTAGTAGTACAGGCCGTGGATGGCCATGGCCTCGTCGGCGCTGACGTTCTTGACCCGCGCCGCCACCTTGGTGGCATCAACGCCCAAGATGTCCGCCAACTTGGCGATGGTTTCGTCGTACATCTGCTGTGCGGGCAACGAGGCGACCCGGATGTCCTTGGTCTTCTCGATGTGGACCTCAACGAACTTGCCGATGTTGGTGTCGTACGCCCCGGCGGCAGTCGTCTGGGCGATGGACTCACTCACGTTGAGCGTGCCGAACTGGGGGATGGCCCCGGTCTTCATGGCGTCCTTGGCCATCAGGTCAGCGATGACCTCCTGACGGGCGTTGCTCCCCCACGTCCCGATGGCCTCCATGAGGCGGCTGCCGCCGTCACTGACAAGATCGTCGGCAATGCCGACCAGTCCGCGCACCACATTGGGCTTCAGGGCAGCAACGACCGCCGTACCCGACGCCATGTCCAGCGCCTCCATGGAACGCTGCCCGGCCTTGCTGCCCGAAAAGAAGTTCATCGGGTCGCTGGCCTTGGCGATGGCGTTGGCCGCACGGTAGACGACGTTCGCCGTGGCCTCGTCGGCGACGGGCCCCAGTGCGCTCATGCCCATCCGCTCAACCATGCTCAGCCGCAGGTTGTCGGGGACATCCGCTCCGCTGGCAATGCGGTCGGCCACGTCCTGCCGAAGCGCCTTGCGCATGCCGCCCAGCCCGGAACTCGTCAGGTTCCCGACCTCGATGTCGGCTCCGGCCATCGCGGCACGAGCAAGGTCGCCGACCTCGCCCGCCTCGGTGGCCAGTCGGGCGAAGACCGCACTCTCGTTGGCAGTGCCCACCGTTCGCGCCCCAGCCGCGAAGACCCGCGCCACCGACGCACTGCCCTTGACCGCACCGGCCACGGCTCCGACACCCAGCGACGCCCAGTTTACGGGGTCGGTCAGGATCGAGAAGACCATGTTGTGGATCGGGTCGTTGGTGAAGCCCCGGCCCGACATGACCAGTTCATCGAGCGCGTCGTCTGGGTTCAGTTCACCCGAGTCGATGCGCTGCTGGATGTCATCGGGCAACGCCCCACGCTGACCCTGCATGCCCGCGTATGTGCGCTCAACAGCCCGGCCTGCAAGACCCAGCGTGTTGAGCATCGACTGGAAGGCTCCACCGATGTTGGTCGGGATTTTCAGGGTGTCGCGCAGGATGTACGGGGAGTGCTCCTCGATGGCGCTGTTGGCCTGATCGATGACCGGTGCGACGAACGGCACGCTCTCCAAGCCCAGACCACCGACCACGCCCATCGGGATTTCGAGGGTCTTGCCGATGGTGGCCCCGATGCCCGCACCGGTCGCCGCACCCTCTGACCCCAAGGCCCCACCGACGGTCTGGCCGATGGCCCCCAAGATGCCCGCGAAGAAGCCGCCCGGCGTGGACGCCGAGTAGTACCGACCGATGCCGCCGAGAGGGCCCTCGCCCTCTGGCGCATCGATGGGGATGTACTCCTTCTGGCGCTCGGCAGCCAGTGGGTCCAACAGGTTGAGGTTGGCCTTTCCGACCTGTGCGAACTGGCGCTTCTGGGTGTTGCCGTCAGACGGCCCGTAGTAGGCCGGGTTGCCCCCACCACGACCGAAGACCGACGCCCCGTCGTACACCCCGGCAGGCCCCGGCCCGCCGAAAACGCTCCCACCGCCACCCCCGCCTCGGTTCGCTGCAGCCCGCTGGCCCCAGACGCCCACCTAGAGGTACGCCTTCTTGCCCGCGTTCGCGCCCGTGCCGATGTAGACCGGGTTGCCGTACAGGTCGTACTGCTGCTTGTAGCCTTCGATCACCGGCAACTTGGGAGCCGTGGGTGGGGCGTACTTGGCGGCAGCCGCCGCCGCCGTGCTCGGACCGGGCATCGGAGCCGGGGCCGTCGGCGGCTTGAAGGTCGTCGTCGGACCAGCGATGCCCGTCGGGGCGATGGCCCCACCCATCGGCGCACCCGTGGTGGACGGACCCTGCAGCCGCGACGGTGGGGTGTACTGGGTAGTCGGTGGCGCAGTGATGCCGTACTGGGCCGCAGCCCCCGCCCCGAACGGCACGAACGTGGTGGGCTGCCGCATGCCGGGCATGCCCGGCACCTTGATGTTCGAGAGCGAGATGGTCGGGTTGAGCACGTCCTTCTTCTGCTGCTCCAACAGCGCCCGCTGGGCCATGGCGTTGGCTCCCTCGCCGGGCTCCTGCCCCAAGTACATCCCACGGCCCGGAGCACCGTAGTAGCCGGGCGCTCGGCTCGGACGGTTGGCGATGCGCTGATCGGCCTCATCGATGCCCGCCAGCACGGAGACCCGGCGGTCGAACTCGTCCTGCCCGTACCGCGCAGCGGTGAAGCCCGAAGAAGTGAGGGTATTGGCGTACTGGTCCATCTTCGGGTCACGCTTGTTGGCCGCACCGTAGGCCGCAGCAACAGCAGAGCCCGCCTTGCCCTGCTTGTACAGCCCAACGGTCTCGGTCAACTGGTTGATGTCACGCATCCCGGCAGCACGGTTGGGGTCGTTGGGATGCAGGTTCTCCAACCCCTGCGTGTACTGACGCAGGTACTTGTCTGCCGTCTCGTTCGCCTTGGGGTCCTTGTTGGCGAACAGGTCAGCAATGACCTTCGAGGTCTGGGCAGCGCCAGCCGACGAGTACGTGCCGAATGCGTAGTTGCCGGTCGTCGGGGACTTGGTCCGGGCTGAGCCGACACCCGCGACGTAGTTCCCGATGTCGGCCCTCAGGAAGGTCTTGCCCTCGGGGTCCGTGGTCGGGGTGACGGGAATGATGAACTGCCCGGCAGCGTTCTTGCGCACGGCGTTGGACGTGCCCTCGGGCGGGACAGGGGCGTTCTCGTGGAAGAGGAAGGGCCGCTCGGCGCTGCCGTCACCGGTGCGGTAGATGGTGCGGGCAACGCCGTCAGGACCACGGACACCGCGCAGTTCCTGCCACGGCGGCGGAACCTCGGTCAGGCCATCGAAGAGTCTGACATTACCCTGCACCTTGGGGTCCACGGAAGTCTTGCTGACCGGGTCCTCGAAGGTGACGTTGGGCTCACTCGGCAGCACGTAGGTGATCGGTGTCCGGCGCGTCCCCGTGGGTCCGGTCGGGCCCTGCGAGGTGCGCGTGTTGTCGATCATCTCGGTCGTGCCGGGAACGGCGACAGCACCCAGCGGCTGGGGCTCGTTCGGATCGTGGATGCTGAATGTGTACTTGGGTCGGCCCTGCCCGTCGAGGATGGGCACACCACCCTGCCCGACCACGGGCTCGGTCATGATCCAGCCGCCCCGATCCATCTTGTCGATGTCGCCCAAGGCGATGTTCCACACACTCGCAAGGAACCCACGTGGACTGTCGTTGGCGGCTGCTGCGTCGAAGACGGTGTAGCCCTCAGGCGGCTCGCCCTCACCGACGTACGGCTCCACCATCCCAGCCTTGGCAGCCGGGGTCTTGATGGGCTTGCCCGACAGGGCTGCGTCCAACTGCATGATCGTGTTGTTCAGGGCGCTGGCTGTCTTGGTGTCCTGCAGGGCGAGGGAGTTCCCGGCGATGGCACTGCCCGTCCCGCCGATGATGTCCTTGGCGTGCCTGCCCAGCGAGTCACGGAACTTCTGGGTCTGCTCGCGGGCGCAGTAGGGATCGCCGCCGCACCGGCCCAAGTCCTCGACGTAGGTGTCCGCCGCGATCTGCACCGCCTCGTTGGCGCGGGTCTGCCTGATGCGGGCCCTGCCAAAGCGCAGGTCTTCGCGCCGCCCGGCCCACGTGTTCTCCTCGGTCTTGGAGGTGGACTCCTTGGTCAGTCGGTCGAGCCCCTTGTCCCCACGGTCAAGCAGGTCCATCAGGTTGGACTCACTGTATTTCCAGTTGGGGTTGGTCTTAGAAATCTTCTCGTTCATCTCATCGATGAGACCCTGCACCACCGGAGCCCCGTCGGCCTTGCCGTCACTGATGACATCGAGGAAGCGGGCGTAGGCATCACTGTTCTGGTTGATGTCGGCGAGCGAGTCGGCTCCCGGCGGGGCAGCGCCGTAGGTCTTGGCGATGAGCAGCAGGTAGCCGCCAGCAGTCTCCGACCCCTGCACGTGGTTCTTGTAGTAGCCGTTGGCCCACTTGGCGTGCGCCTCGGCCTTGGCCGCAGCATTGCTGCCCGCCGCCCGGCCCTTGGCGGCTTCAGCCCACTTGGCGGCAGACGACAGGAGCGAGCGGTAGAACTCACTGTCCTGCTGGACATCGGTGCGTCCCGCCCACTTGCGGTAGAACGCGGCCATCTCGCCGTCGCTGATCTTGCCCTGATCGTTCTTCAGCGCCATCTTGCTTTCGTTGATGCTGAAGTCGTACTGGATGTAGTTGTTGTTCCATTCGTCCCACAACGGGTCGTCCTTGGACAGCACGTCGCGGCGCTTCTTCATGTGGTCCAAAAGGCGGTCGTCATCGACGCCCTCGCCCTCGACCTTGCCGCCGTTCTTCCACGCATCGACCATGTTCTGGTCTTCCTGCGCGTTGGCCTCACGGATGAGTGCGACCAGAGTATTTGTCAGGTCGGGCGCTGCTCGGGGTAGTCGCCCGAAGACCCCACGACGGGCCACGGGTTAGCCCTCTTCCTTCTGGATGGTCTGCTGACCAACGATGCGCGGCTGCGCTTCGCCCTCCACGATCTGGTACTGCGACAGCATCTGGCTGGGCTGCCCGCCGCCGCCCTCGGGCAACGCGCCCTCGGGACCAGCCGCTCCCATGGCCGCGCCCTCGGGCGTGTTGCCCGGCATCATCTCGGGCGGCGTCTCGGGAGCCTCGCCGGGCCCGTTCATGCTCTCCGTGCCGGTTGCGTTGCCCTCACCGCGCATCGCGGCCATGTTCGCCGCCATGTCACCCTGCGCCGCACCAGCCTGCTGGGCCAGCGCCTCGGGAGCGGGCTGCTGCATCTGCTGCATCATCGCCATGAGCGAGACCATCACCTGCACCGCAGCCGGGTTGATGGTCGCGTCAGTCTGCTCCTCGCGGATGATGTCCTCTTCGGCCTCGGGATCGTCCACCCCGGTGCGGTCCATCGCCCGCTTGGCCGACCACAACTTGCCCTCCTTCAGGTTGAGGGCAATGGTGCTCATCTCGGCATCGTCGCGTGGCGTCAACGACGGGCTCTGGATGAGGAGTTTGGTGGTCCCTTCCAGCATGTCCTTCAGTTCGGGCGTTTTCTCGATCCAGAGCGTGCGGGCAAGGTTCCAGTTGTCCTGCCGCCACTGGTAGTAGAGGTCACGCGGCATGGTCATCCGGGTCTCGTAGTTGCTGACGAGGGCGGCCACCGCCTTCCCCGATGACATGACTTGGGTCGGAGCCATGCCGCGCATCAGGTCGTTGAGCCCCGAAGCATCCACCAGTTCGCGGTCGATGCGTGCGAGGAACTGGTCGATCTGGAACTCGGGCATCCACGGCTGCAGGGCTTCGATCCGGTTGCCCGCACCGGGGGCAATGATCGCGTTGGGCTCGGGCTTCAGGTTGGGATCGACCGTGGCCGGGGCCTCCGCGCCGGTCAACTGCCAGAACTGCCCGGCGATGGCACGGTGGATCATCTGCGCGTTCTCGCTGATCCGCTCGTCCTTCTCGCGGAGGAGTTGTTCGATGTCCCAGAAGTTGCTCTTGCCCTGCGGCAGGCCGGGGATGTACGAGTTGAACAGTGGGACGAACGGGAGTTTCCCCCGGTACTCCCGGTGCTGCGTGTTCTTGACCATCACGTTGCCGACGAAGATGGCGTTCCACGTCTCGAACTTGACCGGCTTGCCCTCCTCGTAGCGGGCGTCGTCGCGGGGGCGGCGGTACCAGTAGTCGCTGACCTCGATGCGGATGTCGAAGTTGGGCGACCAGTTGCCGACCGGCAGGATGGTCGTGATCCCGTCCATGGAGGAGATGGGCGGGTAGGTCACGTACGGGTAGGGCTTGCCCTCACTGTCCATGCCCTGCTGAACGCAGACGCCCCAGTCTTCGAGCGCGACATCGGGTGTGACCAAGTACGAGTAGCACGCCCAGTCGAGGCGGTTGTACTGGCTGCTGGCCCAGCCCAGATACAGGTTCCGGGGCTGGTCCACGACCTCGAAGCGGGGCAACTTCTCGTCGTCGTCCCACGTGACCTTCGAGGCGGTACGGCCATACAGCGCCTTGGTCACACATGCCCGGTGCGACAGCATCTCGTAGTTGCTCTGGTCCTTCCACGCCATGTACAGGCGCTCGACCAGCGTGGCCGTTGCCCTCCCCTGCTCGGTCTGCTGGGTGGGCACGATGTTCTCGATTGGGGGGAACGAAGTCAGCGCCGCCGGGATGTCCACATACGGGGCATAGGCGTTGACGCTGATGTGGACCCGGCCAGACCCCGGCTGCGCGGAGAAGTCATCCGCCCAGTGGTCGGCTCCGCCAGCGGTGAAGCCCTGCGGGTAGTACAGGTTGTCCCAGCGGTCGCACAGGGTCGAGAAGACCGCCTGCTCGGGCTCTGCGCCGAGACGGCGGTAGCGCAACGAGTCAAGGAGGTTGATGGCCTCCTGATCCGTGCCCTGCTTGGACGCAGCCTCGCTCGCCCGATGTACGTCGAGAACGTACAAGTCCTACCCTCGGCGACGTTCCATGTCCGCGACGGAGGCGTAGGTGACGACCCGTTTCCCGAACGAAGCAGGGGGTGGTCCGCTACTGACACGGGACTGTACACCACGCGGGGTGGCAACACCAAAGTAATCGAACGGTCGGGAAGGGCTCTGGCTGGGCGTGAACTTCACCATCGACCATGCCACGGCAAGGGCCATGACCGCATCAGTCTGCAGTTTCTTGTCGTCAAGGCGGTAGCCCAACAGTTGGCGGCGGAGGGTCAGCCACGGACCCGACCTCGGGAAGCGCAACTTCCCCTTTTCCAGCGCCGCCTTCAACTCGATCAGGAGCCGCAGTTTCCTCCCACGGGTGCCACCGAACTCCACGCTGCGAATGGGGATGGGCAGGGAGTCTCGAAAGAGCGCCCCGCCGAAGCCAGTGGTGTCTACCCCAGTGCTGCATGACGTTCCCCTCACCGAGTAGGCCGCGTGCTGGTTGGTGACGAGTGCCGCGATGACCGGCCCGGTGGTCCTCCCGATCTGATGACGCGCCGATACGCCAGTCACTCGCGCCGGGTCAGTCACGTCAAGGATGAGGGACCATGTCGAGTCGAAGGTGAGGGCCGGATCGACGCCCTGCACATAGCGATGACCGGGCGTGGCGGGCATCATCTCGACATAGGTCATGTCGAACGCAGCATCGACCGCACTCTGGGCGAAGAACGAAGAGCGCCCCTCCAAGAAGAAGCCGTCGATGTTCTGCGGGATCAGATCGGGCGGCATCTGTGTGACCAACCGGTCGAACACGCTCTGATCGATGCCGAAGCCGATGTTCTGCCGGGTGCTCATCCTGAGGCTGTACTTGTCGGGCTTCTTGTCGGGAGCGAAGGGATCACCCTCGTTCCACGCATCGGCGAACGCGGTGAGACCTTCGGTCGCTGTGCCTACCAGCCAGAGTTGTCCACCGGTACTCAACCGTCGCATGTGGAGAACTTCGTTGACGACGAAGTCGAAGTTGGGGTCGAACCCGCATTCGTCGTAGGAAATCCCGTTCATGTCCTTGCCAAGAGACCCGATGGCCTTCTCGCCGGTCGTGCGGTAGTGGATGGTCCCCCCGCCGAACACAGGGTGGATTTGGGCCCACAGGTACTCGGATCGGTACTTCTTGTCGAGTTCAACGACCTGTGGGCCCAACTCCTCGGTCAGCGGGCAGCCGTTCTTCTGCGCTTCGTGCGTTCCCTGCAGCAAACGCCTCAGTTCGATGTACGCAAGTTCGCTCGTCTCCTGCGCAATAGCCAAGTGGTACCACTCGTAGGCGGATGCGTTCCATTTGGCCAAGGAAGTGCGCGAACTGAGACTCGGTGGGGGCAAGCCCAACTTGTAGAACGTCGAATGGAAGTGGCAGATCGTCTCGATCAGGGTCTTTCCGGCGCGGTTGCCCGCACTGAGCGCGATATCGAAGAAACGTGGTCTCCATCCGCCCAAATCCCTCATCAAAACGGTGTGTGCGAACTCAATCTGGCCCGGATGGAGGCGCACACCCAAGAAACGCTCGGCGAAGAAGGCGATGTCCCACCTGCCAGCCGCGATATCGGCGGCGAACTGCCCTGTGAGGGCCTTCGAGGCGTCAAACGCCGCCTCTTTCGACGCCTGAGAGCGCATCCGGCCCCCGTGCTTGCTCTCCGGGGTGCGCGTGGGGGGCATCAGCCCTGCCGCAGGTGGGCGGGAGCGAGATTTTCCTCCGTGAAGGTGCCTTCGATGACCTCGTCGGATGAGTCCGGGCCGGGTGGGAGCAGCGTGCGGGGGACAACGCGGCCCCCACCGGCCAAGGCGAGTGCGAGATTGAGCATGAAGGACCGGTCAGCGGCCTTCTCGGCGCGGCGATCAAGGAGTTGCTGGGCCGTGAGACCATCACGGAGCGTCGGTTGCAGTTTCCCAGCCGCCATCTGCGTCAAGGTCTTCCTGACTACGACAGCAGCGAGGTCATCCGTGTCGGCAATCACATCGACCGGGATGACATCGGGCGCGTTTGCGACCGACGCCACCTTGATCGGCTCACCACGGGCCACCGCATTGCGGTCGTTGACGTACTGACGGTGGTGCGCAGAGTCCCGGCGCTGGCTGGTGCGCGGACGATGCCCGATCTTGGGAGTGACGGGCAGGTCGTCCTCATCCAGTTCGATGAACTCAACCACGTGCGCAGGGTACACGAACGCCCCGGCGGTGAGACCGGGGCGTTCATGCTTGCTTCCCCATCCCTAGGGAACGCACAGAAGATAGGGCAGCGCCCCCCGCGCCGCAACTACCTTCGTATCAGAAAGGCAGGTCCGCGTCGGGGTCGTCGGCAGCGGGGACGGGTGCCGCCTGTGCCCGCCTCGGGGACACAACCCCTTCGGCGTCTTCGGCAGGACTCGAAACCGGAGCCTCGCCCACAGCGGCCCGGTTCGTCGGACGAACCTGCGCAGTGACGGGGAGCGGAGTCGCACCCACCACCTTGGCGTAGCCGTTGTCGTTGAGGTCGGTCTGGATCAGGCACTGCTTGCCGACGAGGTCGTTCATCGTGAACGTGGCACCCGGCTGCACGGCAGTCGGGCCAAGGAGCGCCACCAAGAAGGCAGCGGTCTTGCTCTTCGGTCCAGTCATCTGGGACGAAAGTCCCGAGATGTTGATGGGGTCGCCCGGCGTACCATCGTCATTCGCGGTGGGAACCGCGAACGACCACTCGAACACGTCACGGGACTCGCCCTTCACCTCGATGGTCCGCTCGACAACGGACGTGAGGGTGGCGGGGTAGTTGCCCGGTGGCAACTGGTCGTCAGGGACACCCGTCCCGACGGTAATGGTGAGAGGCGTGGCCACTGTGGGCCCTCCTTCTGGTGCGCTTCTGGCTGTGGCTCAGTGCCGTTGCTCGTGCGCAGGAGAAACATAACACAAAACCCCCGTCAAGTGTGTGCCGGGGGAACGCACACCATCTAGGGGCTTTGTGTCTTCTTCGCACCTACCCGGAGGCGCGGTTGCAGCATACAACATCTGCGGTATAGTCAACCCCTTCTTCCTGACCCGAGAAAGGCCCCTCATGCCCGACCCCATCCCCGCCGACAAGGCAGCGGAATGGTTCCTGACCCAAGGCTTCCGCATCTTCCCGGTCTGGGGCGTCACTGCCCGTGGAGCCTGTCGCTGCCCCAAGGCCGCAGCGTGTGACTCGCCGGGCAAGCACCCGGCCACGGGCAAGGGCGGCTTCCACGATGGCACTGACGACATCGACAAGGTCAGGCTGTTCCTGTCCAACCCCGGCACGTCGAACTACGGGCTGGTCGCGCCGGAGGGCGTGATCGTCGTGGACGTGGACGGTGACGACGGCAAGGCGAAGTGGGATGACCTGCAGCACCGCTATGGGCCGTTGCCCGCCACGCTGACAGTGGTGACGGCCAACGGCTGGCACTTCTTCTACCACGTCCCCCCGGAGCGCATCGGGAAGCATCTCTTCAAGTTCGTGACACGAAGTCGTGACAAGGGCTACACGCTGGGGCCCGGAAGTCATCACGCATCCGGTGTGACCTACGGCCTGACCAACGGGAAGTTGGGCATCCAGAACCTCCCCGACGCATGGGTCGAAGCCGGACTGCCCAAGGCCAAGACCAACGGCACCCTGCACAGCGTCGAAAGCATCACCGTCGGTGGCCCGCCCGATCCCCAGAGCATCGACGTGGGTTCCCGCCACGACTACCTGCGCGACCGTGCGCGGACGCTTCGTGGCGGGGGCCTCACGGGCGAGGCCCTGCTCAACGCGGTGATGGCGCTGAACAACCAGTTGCCCTCACCCAAGACGCAGGAGGAGGTCGAGCGGGCCATCGGCGACGTGGAGACGAAGTTCTCTGCTGACCCTGACCGCACCTTGCGGGATATGCCGCAAGGTCCCCCGACCGAAGAGCAGATCGAGGAGTTCGAGACCGAGTTCCCGCAGATCATCAACGCCGCGACCGCATTGCCCCCACCCGACGTTGACGACTGGCTGGTCACGGACCTCTTGCGTCCGAAGCAGTTGGCGGTCCTTGCGTCCACAGAGGGCGTGGGCAAGTCCAACATCCGGTTGGAGTTGGGCATCCGCTATGCGTGCGGGCACGGTGCGCTGTTCGACACCTATGCGATGGGCAAGGCCGGGAATGTTCTGCTGTTCGATGAGGAGAACGGGGAGCGCGAGGAGTGGAGCCGAGAAGAAGCGATGCTCGCTTCTCTCGGCCTTGATCGCGCCACGCACATGGTCCTGTACGACCGCATCCACTACTCGGGCCTGAACTTGGAGAACGCCGTCCACCGGGAGTTCTTCGACCGCTTGCTCAGCGAGCGCCAGCCGCAGTTGGTCATCTTGGACACCGCTGGGGCGATGGTCGGCGAGGAGCACGGCAAGGACTTCAAGAAGGTCATCGCGTTCTTGAAATCCATGAAGGAGAAGCACGACTGCGCCATCGTGCAGGTCGTTCACCTTGTGAAGCCCCCGCGTGACGGCAAGACGGCGGGTCACGCCTTGGAGCGCACGATCACCGATGTCATGGGCCAGTGGACGCGCAGTGCGGATGTCTTGATGCTGGTGAGCGAAACGGACGACGACGAGGTGATCCTGTTCCGTGTGCGCAAGCGCGTGACGCGATCTGACATCACCTTGAAGCGCGACACCCCCGATGCGCCTGATCGGTGGGCTCGCGTCGATGCGAAGCGCATGCCCGCGACGATGGTGGCGAGGGAAGAGCACGCAAACATCCTGCTGGCGATCAGTGTGGGCAAGACGACATGGGAACAGGTGACGGGCTGGCTGTCGGCCAATGACTTCCCGGTGCCGTCGCGGCGGACGATGTTCCGGCACCTGTCATCGATGGCCGAAGCGGGCCTCATCGTCAGGGACGAGGCCGGGGTCATCACCTTGACCGATACCGGACGCGCACTGGTTCCAGCGCGAGTGTCACTGGTCCTGTGAGGCCCCAGTGCCAGTGCCAGTTCCAAATCCCCCTACGGGGGATTATGGCACTGGTGGCACTGGCATTGGCACTGGCCGTGGCACTGGGTGGCACTCACGAGGGAAACTGGTGACACTGGCGTGGCACTGAGTGGCACTCACGCTCATGAGACTGAATGGCACTGACGAGGAGAAGAATGAACCCCATCCCGAAGCCCCCGAGACACGACAAGACGCCTGTTCAGAAGGCCATTGACGAGATACTTCGGCAGTGGCCGCGACCCAAGGGCGTCATCGTGCATCCCAGCCTCAGCGACAAGGACATCGCCGACTTGAAGGCAGCCATCGAGAGCGCGAGCAAGCCCGTGATCGCACCACCTCCTAGCGGTGTCACAGGCGGACCCCTGACGAAGGCGTGGGAGGACTGGATGAAGACGCCCCCCAGTCAGCAGAACGTCACGTTGGTCCCACATCAGGTTCAGGCGGCGGTGAGTGCAACAGCGTTAGAGCAGCAACTCGAAGACAGTCTCTGGGCCATGGCCCGACTTCATGCCCCGATCTACACGCGAGAAGCCCTGTACACGCACGTCGGCCCCGGACACATGGAGGACGACTGGTACATCAAGCGCCTCAACGGGACAGAGGAGGTGTTCTTGCTGTGCAAGTGCCAGACCATTCTTGTGCTGAGTCGGTGTGCGTACTTCTTCGACGGCTTCGAGGCGGATGTCAGCGGCAACAAGCCGAGAAGCGGTGATCGGTGCGAGGAACCGGCCTTCGTGAAGGAGGCCCAGTACCGAAGAGACGTGCGCTGTGGATTTCACAAGGACAGGAGGGGCAAGCGTGACTGACATCTCCTTCACGGTCGGCGAGAAGAGCATCACGCTCGACCCACCTACGGCACCGACACAGCGTCCGGCTCTACCCAGACCGATCAAGAACCGGGACCGGGAGAAGCAGGATGCGTTGCGCCGTCCTCAGGCCGCTGTGCTGTATCGCAGGCTCAGGGAGCGTCTGGACGGGATGAGTTGGCGGGAGTGCTGGGAGTTGGGCGCTGGGGATGACGAGTGGGCGGTGGGACCTATCGTCATCTGGTTGCGCTCACATGGGGTGCCTGTTCACGCCGAGTACGACACGAGCGCGGGGGAGACCCGGTTCTATCTCGTGGTGCTGTAGGTTCCCTTACGTTCTGTTTATCACTCTAGGTTTTGGTCATTTCTAGAGTGGCAGCATCCTACACACACACATCCGTTA